GGGAGCTGAGAAAGCCAGTGAGTTTGAACCTTTTGACGTTGACTTCACTGGAGTCTATCATAATGAAGCTTATGATGACTCTGTGAGATCACCGGTTAAGATTGGTATTGCTTCTCCGCCGATGAACACGTTTGTCAAGAAGTGGTACGTGCCATGGAATGCAGAAGGACCACTAAAGTCTAGCAAGCTTCCGTGCAACCCGGTAATCTCAAATTACCCCGCAGCGCGTAGTAAGTATGGCTATTTTGAGACCAAGTTCGACACAGAGGTTATGGATTTCTGTGCTTTAGTTTACGGAGATCATATTCTCAAGAGGCCCAATCCTGAGCCCATAAAGCGTTTACTTACGGCTAGCGAGTCTATACAGGGCATAGCTGATACGTCGATTGGACCTTTGGACCAAACAACTAGCCCTGGTTTCCCTTTCAACTATTATCATCGGCCTCGAACTGATGTGTATAAGATCACGCCGGAAGGGAAACTGGTCAAAGGGCCTAAATGGGATGAGTTCTTTGCCAGCGCCTCATTGTCCGTCAAGATGATGTCTACTGGCATAGTTCCTATCTATGTGTTCACGGACGCGATGAAATATGAGCTGCGGAAGCCTGACAAAGTTGATAAACCACGTTTGATATCCGGAGCGCCCTTTGAGCACACTTGTTTGTCTAGAGTCTTTTTCGGAGGATTCGCGGCGCATGTGAGTGACACTTGGATGTTTGGTGACACGCTTATGGGCGTAGACCCTCACCACGACGCTGACTTTTTAGAGAGAAGGTTTCTCTCAGTTGGTGGCGGTGTTAGGGAATGTACTGGCGATTTCTCGGGTTGGGATGGTAATTGTCCAGCTGAGATAATAGAAATTTTGGTAAAGATAGTGAACAGGTTCTACGGTGATGAAGAGTCTTCCGGTCCTGCGCGAGTACGACACGGACTGGGAAGAGCCTGTGTTATCGCCGGCCATTTGTTCGACAAATACGTCGATCTTTGGCCGGGTGGATGGGCCTCGGGAGCTTATCTTACAGCATTGTTCAACTCCATGCGCAATACACTGATGAACATTTATTCTTGTGCTATTTCAGCCAGGAATATGGGTAAGGAATGGAAATCTACCGTGGTTGAATACTTCGACAACGTTGTTATAAGAACGTTGGGAGATGACATTAGGTTTGCTGTCACCGAAAAGTATTCCTTCCACAACAACTTAACTATGGTTCAAAACATGTCTGAACATTTTAACATGACCTACACGAGCGCGGCCAAAGGCGCTGTTAACGACGCGTTTGATCTTAAAGAGAATAGGTCTCTGCTCAAGCGCAATGCTGTG